GTGTCTTCTGGAAGATGCCAGTGCATGAGTTTCTTACCTCTCTTACTCATGTGGATGCCCTTACCCATCCGTATACGTTCGTAATTTGTTACGAACAAAGGCGTCACTCCCGTCTCCGCTAACTCACGTTCCCAAGAGGGGATTACGGATTTAGGGCATATTACGCCTACAGGGCATCCTAGTGTTTTGATCATATGGGAAGCCACTACAGTCTTCCCCGTCCCCACAGCAGATGTGTCTATCGTTGATTTACCTTCTGATAGTGTATCAACAAAGAAGTCGTGTGCGGTTACCTGCTTTGGAAATAGTGTTTTCATAAGGGGTGGGATTATACACGCTGTTCAAGTTCTTGTCTACCCTTTTTGATTAGGGGTGTATGGGGTTAGCTAAAACTATTGGAAAAAACTCTCAGGAATTTCCAACTGTTTTTATGAACAGGTAATGGGCGATCAGGAATCCATCGATCAGCCCGTCATGCGGCTTGGTGGCGCGTTTGCTCTTACGCCAGCATTCATCGGGGGCAAGCTCCACTGCCTTCTTGAATGCGGCCTGTTTTGTTTGTCCCTTTGGGAGCATCCCTAACAACGCACGTTGCCATTTGTGGACACTGACGCAACTCACGTCCCAGTGTCTGCTCTCTGCTAGTCCTAATAACTTGCCGAAGGATATCGCCATTGAGCGCACGGCTTGAGAGGATCGTGCGTGATGAAGCGGTTCCTCGATAGCGAACAGGAATGGTGTTTCAAGGGACATTACCCACTCGTATACTCGTCGAGTATCTACTTCACGCTTCCCCCGCCGCTGGAGTGTGGGCATTACCAGCTTATCTATAACACCCCCTGTGTGTTTGGATATAGCTACCAGACCTCCGTCTAGCCCGTTATCAACACCAATGATCACGCCTTCTTCAGTGCGGAGCGCCGTATTAGCAAACCCTCTCCTTCACGAGGTAAGAACACATCTACGTTTTTTCCAAGCATCTGGATAAAAAGAACTTCCCGTGCTGTGCTAGGAACAACGCGATAGAATTGTCCTTCTTCCATACTAGCATCGAAGTGGAAGTCATTTGGTGGAACGTGTATACGTCTTACCACCCATGGATTAATAACTAGCAACCTGTCAGGAAAGAGTCGTGGAGCTTCTATGTCGTGTCGTCTAGGAAACATGGCGTTGCTGCATCAAAATTATTTTGAAGATACTCGTATTCAAATTGCTCAAGTGCCTGCCTTGGGGTTAAGCGAAAGTTTTCTTGAAGTGTTTTGATTGTTATCTTTTTAGAGTAACAAGCAATCGGGGGTCTCCCATATTGTTCGACGGTGCCTATGAAGGCGTCTTCGAGACCTGAATACAGAAGCAAAATGCTCTCTGGGTCTTCCTCTGTTTCTGGGTTATTCGGTTTCTTCGGCATCGATAATCTCCCCTTCTTTGATATTAACGGCACCCTTACCCCTGTCGGCTTTTGTGTTGTTCAATATGGTCAGGTCAATTTGCACTCTTCCACTACCTCCTGCGGTCTTGGCGTTGAGCCCTAGATTACGTCGGATAAGTTGGTCTAATTCTGATAACTCCCTCACGGTCTTTGGGCCACGCAAGTTTTTAATAGAATCCCGTAATAACTTAATGCCTGCCGCAGATATATAGCTTTGATACTTCTCAGCAGGGCTACTCTGGGACTCCGCGATCTCCATCATCTCCTTGTCTTCCGCTAACCGCGCATCGTGTTTAGCTACTTTTATAGCATCATCCGTTTTCTTTTCGAGGTTTTCCTCAAGAGCGTTGTGTAGTGGGTCAGGGCTCTTTGGTTTCGAGTTGTCTTCACCAGCGCCTACTCCCTCTTTACGGAACCATCGGCGCAGGGTGGAGGAATGGATATCTAGCTCCTTGCAAATATTCACAAGTTGATACCCCTCGTTGTATAACTCTATAGCCTTTTTTAGTAGGACAGATTTTTTAGACTTTTTTACCAAAGCACTTAACATTACAGTTATTATCGTAATTAATCAAGTATGGGTAAAAAGAAGTTCGTTTATGAACCACGCATAAACTCCAAAAAACGTATGGATGTTGGTGGTTTGGTTATACCACCAACGAACACACTTACGGCTTTACTATATGGGTTTGCGAATCATACTGAGGATAAGGCACGAGAATACTACTTCTGGAGATTGTGCGACGAACTATTCAATAACCCTGATTATGTTCCAGAGCCTCTTATGGTGAGGCATCCTTGGGCAGAGGAAATGATCCGTGCGGTTATTAAGAATAAGTATGTGTGCATTGGGGGCGCTGCCAGTAGTGGTAAAAGTCATACTCTAGCCGCGACACGTTGGTGCTTCTAACAAGTACAACACTACGGGAGGCGCGTAAGCGAATCTGGGGTTCTGTTATAAGCCTACTACTCCCGCTTGAGGGACTCGCCCCGATCAGGATCAGGGATAGTATAGGTAACGCCTGTTATATAACAGAGACGGGGAACTTAGTAGAACGTGCTGGGCTATCCCTCGTCGCCGCAGAGCGTAGTAGAACCAAAGAGGCAATTTCCAAGCTCATCGGGATCAAGCAAAAGAAAGTGATATTGATAGGCGACGAGATGTCGGAACTCAGCGAGTCCATCCTCCACGCTTCCTTATCTAATTTGTCAAAAAACCCATCATTCTCGCTGATTGCCTTATCTAATCCGGCTTCCCGCTTCGACGCATTCGGGGTCTTTTCAGAACCTAAAGAGGGGTGGGACTCTGTAGATACGAACACAGCCGACGAGTGGGACACAAAATGGGGAGGTAAGTATATCCGTTTTGACGCAGAGCGCTCGCCTAATGTAATTGCTGGTGAGAATATCTACCCTTGGCTACCGACTGTTGATAAACTCAACGAGGACAAAGCGCTTCTTGGACAAGAAAGCAGGGGGTATATGCGTATGGTACGCGCCGTATTCTTTGATAGTGATGAGACTGAGGGAGTCTATTCTGAGGCAGAACTCGCTCGTTCAGGTGCGATGAACAAGGTAGATTGGGCGGGGAATCCTACCTCTATTTGTGGTTTTGACCCCGCGTTCACTAACTCAGGTGACCGATGTATGTTGGTCTTTGGTAAGGTGGGCTATGATAGAACGGGGCAGTATGTATGTGAACTAGGGGAGGCAGTGCATCTCAAGGACGATGCCACCAACAAGAGTACCCCAAGGTCTTACCAGATTGTGAAGCAGGTTCGGCAGGAGTGCGAGAAGCGTGGGGTGAAGGCTTTGGACTTGGGGGTGGACTCGACGGGGGCTGGTTCTCCTTTATGTGACCTTCTGGCAGGGGAGTGGTCAGATGATTTTCTTCGTGTTTCTTTCGGTGGAAAAGCATCTGATCGTAGGGCAAGCGCGAGTAGTAAGCTCCTTGGTCATGAGCTATATGTAAACAGAGTAACGGAACTT